TTTGCCTTTTTGCATCTTCTCTTTCATAATCAGCTTTTGTATATTTACCCGCAGCTGCTTTATCTGTTTCTTTATTAAGTCTTTTAAGCTGCTTTTTATTTCTACCTGCACGATATCCAGGGTTTTCAGAAGCTTTTTTTCTTGTTCTCTTTTTACTTCTTTTCTTTTTTCTACCTTCGTCAACTTCACCTTTTAAAACTTTTGTTGGAAGAAAATCAGCTTTGGTTGTATCTTCATTATCATCAAAACCATAATAAACACTTCTTGGACCAGGATCTTTCTTAAAATCAGGTTTCTTCTCTTTTTTGTCTTTCTTTTTTTTACTTTTCTTTGCTTCATTTACAAACTCGGAGTAAAGACTATTTACAAATTTATCTGTATTGTTTCTCATTTTAATTCCATCTTAGAGTAATTGAATTTTAATTTTAATATAATATTAACATATAACCATTTACATAAGGAGATTATATGAATTTAGGCTATGCTTGTATAAATATGGAGTTGTCTGGCAAAAAAAATAAAATATCTTGTAACAGGGGCATGATAAAACGAACATTTCTGACCAAGGGTATTAATTATGCGTCACAGTTGGCGCTGCTTAATTCTGCAGACTTAATTAAAATCATTGAATGGAACAATACAAACAATGTAAAGTGCTTTAGAATTACTTCTTGTATGTTCCCCTGGTCAAGTGAATACGAGCTCGTCAACTTGCCTGATTATGAAGAAATATGTAAAAACTTAAAACTGGCTGGCAAAATTGCAAGAGATGCTGGACAAAGACTTTCATTTCATCCGGGTCCTTTTAATATTCTTACTTCACCAAAAGAGCACGTTGTTAAAAATACATTTAAAGACTTGCGAACTCACGGTGAGATATTTGACATTATGGAAATGCCAAGAAGCAGATGGGCAAAAATAAATATTCATATTGGTGCTTCTTATGGCGACAGAAAATCTGCAATGGAAAGGTGGCTTAAAAATTACGACCTTTTACCAGAATCTGTTAAAACAAGGCTAACTGTGGAAAATGATGATAAAGAAAGCTTGTTTACAACCGAGCATTTATATAATGGAATTTGCAAGCATTCTAATGTTCCTATTGTTTTTGATTATCATCATCACCGTTGTCACAATGAAGGCATGCCTGAAAAAGAAGCACTGGAAATGGCAGAATCAACTTGGGGTAATGTTAGACCTACTCTCCACTATTCAGAAAGTGCTCAAAGAGAAAAAGGTGATTCTGTTGTATTTCGTGCCCATAGCGACTATATTTATGATATGATAAACCCATACGGAAAAGATCTAGATATCATCGTTGAAGCTAAAGCTAAAGAAAAAGCAGTTTTTAAATATTGGAGCACTTATGGTAGAAAAAATGAACTGGTTAACACCTGAAGGTTTGGAAGTAGAAATAATTAAAGAAATTAAAAAATACGTCAAGCTAGGTGTACCAATATCTATTGGAACAGATTCAATGCTAAAAGGTGATAAAGTTACTTTTGCATCTGCTATAGGTTTTCATTCATTTGAAAAGAAAGTAGGAAATTACTTTTTTTCAAAAAAGAAACAAGATAGCAGACATTTTTTAAACCTATATACGAGACTAGGCAAAGAGATTATGACATCCATTGAAATAGCAAAATATATTAAGGCTACATTTCCTAATGCTAAAATCGAAGTACATGTAGATATATCTGATGATCCTAAAAATTCATCGAGCATAATATCAGACTATGCAAAAGCATGGAACGGATACCAGGAATTTAGACTTGTAGTAAAACCTAACGCATGGGCAGCATCGGGTTGTGCTGACTGGCATACAAAATAAGGAGAACCTAAATGAAAAACTTTGAAAAATTTATAACTGAATCTTTTAATAACCACTTAAAAGTTGCAAGAAAAATAAACGAACAAAAAGAAAAGAAAAAAGAGCTTTATAGAAAATTTTTATTTCTAGACTTCGACAATACATTGTTTGATAATGAAACTCAATCAATCATTGAATCGAAACCTTACGAAACCTTAGTTGAGTGTCTTGGAAGCCCTGAACCTTGTTATATTTGTATTGTAACAGCACGAAGAAGTGATACAAAAGAATTTGTTAAAGAAAAAGTAACAAGTTCAGTTGAAGATTTATTAGAAGATTTTAGAGGTACATTTGAAATTGAAACTGTATTAGACAAGTCACCTGAATCTAAGCCTAGCATATATGAAACAGCAATGCTTAAAGCAGATTGTATTAATAATATTATTAACGAAAACGTAGAAGATTTACAAGAAAATATTTTAGTTTATTTCTTTGATGACATTGAAGAAAATGTAGAAATGGTTGAAAGGTCACTTGATTATTTAAACATCAAAACTGACAATTGCCACTTAGTGTAAATGTTAAAAATTATTTTTATAATAATATTATGAACCAAAGGAGTTTAAAATGAAAATACCTAAAAAAGCAAAACGTCAGATTAAAAAATCAATGGTTAAGCAAGGAATAAACACGGGTATGAAATCAAAAGGAAGGGCTCCGGTTAAAAGTCAAATTGACAAAGGATCGATTCCTAGAAAAAAAGTTGTTTATTCTTTTAACGAAGGTGATCTTGTTACAACAAATCCAAAAGACCATGAATTTAAAGATACATCTTCAATATGCCTTGTTCTTGACTACAACGAAGGCGACTATTTAACTGTCTGGAGACCAACGGGTGCTTTTAATGCTCGTGCATCTTCAGTCAGAATAATTCAAAGAGTTTAAATAAAATCTCACATAGAGTAATAGAATTAATTTTTTGATATAATTTAATTACCAAATAAAACAATTATTAAAGGAGTTATAATGGACATCAAAACATTCATTAACTGTGCATCAAATATGCCACCCCAAATTGCAATCCTAGCCAAAGGCGGTACAGGGGTTGGAAAAAGCCAAATCTTTAAACAAATCGCAGATAACTATGGACTAGAACTAGTTGATCGTCGTCTTGCACAAATGACAGAAGGTGACATTATTGGACTACCCCAAGTATCTGATGGTGTTACAAGGTTTCTTCCCGTTGACTGGCTTCTTAAGGCTTGTGAAGAACCGGTCGCATTATTTCTTGATGAAATCAATCGTGCTACTGTGGAGGTTCAACAATGCGCTTTTCAACTTGTTCTTGATAGAGAACTTAATGGTAATAAGCTCCATCCTGAAACTAGGATATTTGCAGCAATTAACGAAGGTTCTAGCTACCAGGTTAATCAAATGGGACCAGCACTTAAGCGTCGTTTTTGGATTCAAGAAATTGTTCCAACAACAGAAGATTGGTTAACATGGGCAAAAGGCGCAAATATTGATCGCGTTATTATTGAGTTTATTAGAAACAACCCGAGCCATCTTAACTACGACGGTGAATTCGAACCATCAAAAGTTTATCCTAATCCCGCATCTTGGGAAAGACTTCATGATACTCTTGCTTATGCAAATCTTAGACCATCTGAACTTGTAAACTTTCCTGAGGGTACTAAACCAGAAGGCACCTATTCAATTGCAACGGGCTTTGTTGGCATTGAAGCTGCAGCAGCATTTGACAAATATATTGAAAGCTATGAAAATGTTTTACATGCAGAAGATATTCTCGATCGATATAATGAAAACAAATCTATTTTATCTAATATTACAAGTGATATTCAAAACGATTTGGTTGAAAAACTTATTGACAATGCATCTAAAAACACTTGGACATTGACACAATCAAATAATGCTACTGCGTTTATTATGTCAATATCTAGAGAATTATTGGTTCATTTTTACAATAAAATTATTGCACAAGGAAACTTGGACAATTCTAAGAAAATTCACAAAAAGCTTGCAACAGTAATGATTAAAACTATTAAATCTTCAAACCAATAAGAGGCATCATGAGAGACGAATTACTTGAAAAGTCACTGGTTCACTTGCTAAGAAAAGAGCCTTTCTTTAGTTCTTTTTACAGAGCATTTAGAAAACAACCTAACGATGATATTCCAACTGCAGGTGTTAGTGTTGCAAATGGAAACATTATGTTTTATTACAACAGAGAATTCTTTAAAAGCTTAACACCCGAAGAAAGAATTGGATTATTAAAACACGAAGCATATCATATTATATTTGAGCATTGTACTGAAAGAAAAAGAGATCCGCATCTTATTTGGAATTATGCAACTGATTTAGCAATTAACTCTTTGATTCCTGAGCATGAACTACCTGAAGGTGGCTTAATTCCTGGCATGCCAATTCCTGAATCAATTTCTAGTTTACCTGATCCTAATATGCAAAAAGCTTCTGAAAAGATATATGAACTAATTAAATCCTTTCCAAAAGAAGAAAGCTCAGAATGGTACTTTGAAAAACTCATGGATCTTCAAGAAGAATTTGAGGACATGCAAAAAGGCATGGAAGAAATGGATGGTGAATTTGGATCTGGGTCTGGATGTGGGTTGCCTGGCCCGCTTGACGATCATGATGGCTGGGGTGAAGGTTTATCAGATGAGCAAAAAGAAAAAATTAAAAATGCTGTTAAAGAATCTCTTGCAAGATCAGTTAGAGAGGCTGATTCTTCTTCAAGGGGCTGGGGTTCTATTAGCGGATCTACACAAAAAGAGCTTAGAAAGATTATTGCAAAAACTGTTAACTGGAAAGAAATCTTAAACTATTTTGTAGGAACTACACAACGAGGCGAGAAGCGAAGAACACATAGAAGAATTAATAGAAAATATCCGTATATTCACCCAGGAACAAGACGATCATATAAAAGTACAATCGCAATCTATATAGACCAGTCAGGATCAGTAGGCGATAATGAAATTGAACTATTCTTTGCTGCACTAAGTGAATTAACAAAGGAAACAGAATTTGTTGTTTTCCATTTTGATACAACAGTTGATGAAAAATCTAGAACTAGATGGAAGAAAAATCAAAAATATGAGGCACATAGAACCCGCTGTGGCGGAACATGTTTCCAGTCTGTTGCAAATCACTTTGAAACAGTCAAAGGTGAATTTGACGGATATATTATTATGACTGACGGGTATGCACCTCGGCCTACCAAGGCTATTAAAAAGCGTTGCTGGATTATATGTCCACACGGAGAGATTCCCTCATGGGTATCAAGAGAAGATACATCAATCAAGATGTCATTCAACTAATGTGTAATTGAATAAAAATTATATTATAATATAAATAAAAACAAACAATAAAAAAGGAAAGATAATGAAACTAAATATTAAAACAAACACAGAAAAAGAAGTAATTGATATCTTTGATATTGATGTTCCTGTTAAGCTAAAAAATAAAATATCGACAGGTCTTGATTATTTTGATACTGCTATTGGAGGCAAGGGTTTTACACCTTCTATGGTGACATTATTTACTGGAACTCCTGGTGCAGGTAAAACAACAATGATGCTAGAGCTTGCTAATAGTATGACAGGAAATGGATGTAATGTTCTTTTTAATACAGCTGAAGAATCTTTATATCAATTAAAAATGACTGTTGAAAGACTTAAGCTTCGACATGGTTTTAAAGCAGGACAGGAAACAGACGTTAACAAGCTTTTAAATAACTCTAAGGCCATGATGGAAGAAGAACCTAAAAAGCCGTTCTTTCTTATTATTGATAGCTTGCAATGTCTAACTGAAGGTAAAGGTCCTGGAAATCACTCGTCAGCTTCAACACAAAGATGTTTGCAAAAAATTACAGACTTTTGCAAAGAAAACTATTGTAATGCAATTGTTATTGGTCAGGTAACAAAAAATGGAAACATGGCAGGTAGAAACGTTTTAAAGCACATGGTTGATTCTATGATTTCATTATCTGTTGAAGAAAAAGATGAAGATCTTATGGGCTGTAGAATTCTTAGAGTTAATAAAAATAGATTTGGTGGTGCAGGTCATATTATGATTTTAACATTAAAGCAAAATGGTTTCTCAGAAATTAGTAGAATTTCTTTCGGCTAGGAGGTTAAATGAAAGCACTTGTACTTGACGCATATAATCTTATATACAGAGCAAAAAGTGGTTTCACGAAAGGGGACAATGCAGTGGTTTTTATGTTTTTTAGATCGCTGCGAGCCCTGATCGAGAAGTTCCAACCTGATGAATGTTATTTTATTTTAGAAGGCATGCCTCAGAAGAATATTGAAGTATTAGGAGAATATAAAGCAAACAGACCTAGACAGTCAGACGACTTTCACAGACAAAAAAAGAAGATAATATCGATGATTAAAGAAAATTTTCCAATAACAGTCGTTAGACACCCTCATTATGAATGTGATGATATTGCAGGCAATATTGCAAAAATGGTTGCAAATAAAAACGGAGAAGCAATAGTAGTTTCTTCTGATACAGACTTCATACAAATACTTCAGTGGGAAACAAAAGGAAGAATTAGGTTATATAATCCTGTTAAAAAGAAATTTATTGAACCACCTGACTATGATTACATTAGGTGGAAATCTATGCGAGGAGATAAAACTGATAATATTCTTGGCATACCTAAGTTTGGAGACAAGACAGCAGAAAAATATGCAAGATCTGAAGATTTATTTAAACAACTTATGGAAAATCCAGAAAAATCAAAAATAGTAAAAAGAAACAAAGAGCTAATAGAGTTTGCTAATGATCACTGTATTTATGACGAGCATATAGAAATTAGTGAAACTAGTGATTTTAATAAGGATACTGTTTATAATGAATTTAAAAATATGGAATTTTCTTCAATGATAAAGGAGAAATACTTTAATAATTTTTCGTGTACATTTGAAAAATTATGTTTATGATATTATAATAACAACAGGAGTTAAAAATGTTGAAAAGAGGTGACGTTGTTACAACACAAACAAACATTGGCTTAAAAGGTGTTATTTTAGAAATGAAATACATTCCCGTTAAAGCAGGCTCTAGCAATGGAACATTTTCCAAGATGCCACATGCTGTCATTCATTTTGATGACGGAACAATTAAAACAATTATGGTTACAAATCTAATTAATCAATTTGAAAGGAGAAATATTTAATGACAAGAAAAAATTATTCAAATTCTTATTTTCCTTTTGATGACATGTTTTTTACAAGCATGTTCGATCAAGGGACACAAAATGGTAAAATGAGATATCAAAGCGGATGTACAAACGTATATAGCGATGATACGTATTATACAGTTCAGGTTCTTGCACCAGGTTATTCTAAATCTGATTTTGATATTAGCGTAGAAGATAATACCTTTACAGTAAAAGCTGACGGACCGGAATATAAGGAGGTAGGAAAAACCCAGTATCAAGAATTTAATTTAACAGGTTTTACACGTTCTTTTAATTTACCTAAAGGAATTAACAAAAGTGCTGTAAATGCAACATATGATAACGGTGTTTTAAGTGTATATTTGCCATATAACACTGAATCAAAAACTAAAAAGATTACAATCTCATGATCTCGCACCAAGTATCAGGGAGCAATTCTTTTTCGCGAAGCTCAATAAGAAGACTAAAGCAATTCTCCCTGGAACTTGATTTATATTTGGCGCTAAAGAATTTACGGGTTTTAAACTTTAATAAAAGCAAAAAAGTATTAATTGATTTAAATTCTTTAACACCAATTGAAATAAAAAACGAAACGCAGTGTATTGTTAATTACATCGATAGTGACTATTCATATATAACTGTTGGTTCGTTTTCATTCTTAGTAAAGAACTCAGACATAAAAGCTTAAATAAGCTTCTATGTCTTTGATCTTTCCGGAAAGAATTGATTATTGACTATACATATTAATATAGACCTAAAGAGGTGTCTAATGTATAGCTTTAAAAAATACTTTGCTTTATTATCTATTTTTTTTATTTCATTCTCATTTTCATTTTTAGCAAAAAATCAAACTAGCTATTTGACTGGCAAAGAAGATTCTTGGAAAAACCCACCAATAATTGTAAACTGCTATTATTCTTTGTTTGAAAACAAAAGAATAAAAGAGGCAGCTGAATATTGGGATGAAAAAGGATTTGAAATAGCCTTTTATGAATCAAAGCCAATTAAGTCAATTTGTAAAAATGAAAAAGTAGAAGGAATAATACTTATTAAAATAGCAAGATATGACGAGCTAGAAAAAAACACTCTGGCATTTACAAGAAGATATTCTAGTTATGGTAATATAAATTCTGCAACAATTTATATTGAATACGGAGTTTTTTCATATCCTAATTTGCTTGAGCATGAATTAGGACATGCACTTGGCTTAAAGCATGTTGAAAAAGAAGGTCACATAATGCACCCAATATACGATCGCATGGGAAGAGAATATTAGTTATTTGAAAAATTAGTTTTAAATTGCTATATTAAAATATGCAAATAATAAAACGCGGTGACCTTGTATATTCTTTTGCTTCTAAAGAGTTTTATATTATTTTAAAAGTACATGGAAGCATGGCTTTTAGTGTATATTCAATGAATGGCCAAATACTTGAAACAATTGATGTTACTCTAACACACATTAATACATTAGAGAATGACTATAAAAACAAGTACTGTTTCACTCAATGAGTAATAGATTTAATTATTTTATATAATAAAACAAAAAAACAATAAGGAGATTTTTATGTATCTTACACGAAAAATGATTATTAACACAATATTAAAAATCAATGAATTTAAAACAAGACTCGAAGATTTGTATAGTGACTTTGATATTGATGTTAATGAAAACACAGGACGAAGAAACGCTTTGTTGTCAGCAATACAAGAAAAAGTATTATCAGATGAATTATCAATCGTTTACAGCAATGTAGAAAATGACGGTGCTCCAGGGAAGCCTGACATTGTTATTGGTGAAATAGACACAGAGCTTGAATGTAAGCTTACAAGCGGATCAGGTTCGACATCAAGATCATATTCTTTGCAAACAGATTACGCTACAATCCAAAATAAAGAGACACTAGACTATCTTTATATTGTAACAAACAAAGATATGACAGCCTACTCAGCATTATATTTTCAAGGATTAACTGCTGATGACTTTTGCGACCCACCAGAAACAGCAAGAGGTAAAGCTAGAATGAGTAAAAAAGTTGCATTTAAAAAGGCAACACCTCTTGTTGGTGGTTTTACTAATCTAAATCAAGAATATATTGATACATATAAACAAAGACTAGAAGAGGCAAGACAAAGTAATGAAACAAAAATTACTGAATACTGCTACGACTTTCTTTCTTATATTAACAATTGCAAGGTTGAAAGATTCATTACAAATGTAAACAAAGCAAATGATTCCTATAATACAAAAGCACAAAGACTTAATGAAAAAATTGCTTTATGGAAAAGCAAAGACGATTCTTATTCAATTAACTTTGAATCAATAAAAGAAATTGAAAAAGAAAAAGGAGAAGAAAATGGAAATTAAAGAATTTTATATGGAGTCTGAATTTATTTTAGGTGGAGACTCCTATTGCAGAAAGTGTATTTTTCAAATACCAGGAATTGATCCCTATAAGATAAAAACAACTGTTACTTATGTATCTTCAGAGGAGGCTTCTCTTGTAGACGGATATGCCGAAAGATATTTGAATGGACAATGGCATCACTTAACAGATGTTCTTCCTAAGGAGGCCACACTTAATAATTTAAAGTTTGTTCAAAAAGAATTAATAAAATCTTCTATTGCAATTCTTGATTTAGCAGATGGAACTGTGGCTGATTTTAACAAAATAGATTTTGATAAATACGAAATGTTTAAATGGGATGACTTAGAGAGCAAAGTTGCAAGCGAAGAAGAAAATGTATTAACTTTAGAATTTAATCCAAATAAAATATAATTATACATTATCGAGGAATAAACTATGGCATCAACAGTATCAAGCTCACCTTTGTTTTTAACAGTAACGGAAAAAATAAATCTTAACGGATCAGAACACGGTTCGACTACTAAAGTTAAAATTGAAGGAATAAATGAAATTTCAAAAAGAATATTAACTGTATCAACCACACCTGGAACACAAATATATTCAGGAAGCGATAACACATCTGTGTACGGAACATTTGTTACAGACAATGTAAAATACATTAGAGCAAAAAACCTTGACGATACAAACTATGTAATCCTTCATCTTGAAGGAAATAGTCATTATTCACAGGTTAAAGTTAACCCAGGCAACGTTTTCTTTTTAACAAGTGTCTCGGGATCTTTTGATAACGCTTCGGTAGTTGGAAGTTTCTCTGCTGAAAATATAACTAGAATTGATGCTATGGCAAACACTGCTGCCTGTGACATTGAAATTGTTGTAGCTAGTACATAGGGTTTAATATGAAAAAATGTTGTAACGAATGCGGAAGGACTGAGATTAGAGAATTAATTAAAGAAGCTTTATTTGAAGATAGAAAATATATCCTTTCAGATTCCAAAACTTATATATCTGATAACTTAAAGCATCATGTTGATAATAACATTATGTTAAAAGAAAACATCTTTAGACCTAGTTCTCAAGCCTTTAACGATTTATTCAGTGAGGCTAGAAGACTTTACCTGGATAAAAAACTCTTTGCAAGCCCTGATGATGAGTTTTTATTAGAAACAGACATAGGGGAAACAGAATTATATCGTGGGTTTAGTGTTCCTTTAGACTTACCAATGTTAAATGATGATGATCCTATTCATGATCTTATTTATGAGGCAAAATATCAAGGAAAAGAAGTCAAGCTTAATAAACCTAAAAGAAACACTAAAGGAAAGGGTGGTAAATATGTTGTCTATGTTAGGGATCCTAAAAAGAAAGGTAAAAACAAAGTAAAGCGTGTAACCTTTGGATCTCGAACTATGAGCAAAGGGATTGATGATCCTAAAAGAATTAAGTCTTTTGTAGCTAGACACAGATGCAAAGAAACAAACGATAAAACCTCAGCGCGATGGTGGTCATGTAGATTGCCAAGATACGCAAAAGCCCTTGGGCTTAAGCAAACAGGAAATAAATGGTGGTAATATGAAAATATCAAAGCAAAGAATAAGAAAAATAATTTTAGAATCTTTAAATAAAATTCTTAATGAAGAAGATACAGGGGAAACAGGAGGTTACGAGATTATTGACAGTGGTGAAGATACCGGCTATCAAAGCAAACCTGATTCGTTTCCACTCATTGTTGATATCTTGGGATACAACAGTCCGGTCGGTTTTTCAAATTCAGGATTAAAAAGATACGATATACGAGCAAGAGAAGTACCACTCACCTCTCATGAAACAAAAGCGGCTTTGTCTAATTTAATGTACATTCACAAGCAAAACAAATACAATGTAGCACCTTTAACAGTAACTGGTATTGATCTCGTTTATACGCCTGGTGTGGAAATTGAAAAAATACCAGGAATTCAAAATGAAATAGAAAAAGTTAGAGAATTTTATGAAGATTGGGAGCTTGGAGAAATGCACAGATATGTTTTTGGTCAAACAGCATTTTGGATGTATGATAAAGAATCATCTAGCGGTGGTGCTTTTGAAACAGGTTTTTCAAAAGCACCAGTAAAGCTAGGAAGCAAAAAAGGGTCTGTATTTGTTTTGCCTATTTCTTGGACAATATCTTGCGACGAGTTGGCAAAAAAGCATCATGCATTACTTGAAGCAATGTATTTATTTGAGCAAGACTATTTAGAATCAAATCCTGATGCTGATCGAGAAGAAGTTTTTAAAGAACTTAATAAATACTTGAAAAAAAATGCAAATATGACACTTGAAGAATTTATTAATCTGAGTCACACAATAAAAATGCTAAATAAAAATCTGGAAAAAGGTAAAGTTGTAACTCTAGACGGAACATGGGTGTCTGAAAGAGATCCCGGCGAACAAGATCGACTAAGAAAGTTAGGATTAATAGATTAAACCTTTATAAGCAAATAGGAAATAAATGGTGGTAATATGAAAATATCAAAAAGAAGAATAAAACATTTAATTTTAGAATCCTTTAGAAACATTTTAAAAGAATCCGACGAAGATAGTGAAAGTGGTAAAAATCAAAACGAAATTTACACAAAACTATCTCCTTTAATAAACAGCGACCAAGAAGATGAATTTAAATCAGGTTTTGCACTCCTAGAACAACTAATCACAATGGAAAGTTACAAAAGCAAAACAGAAGAGGCAATAAAAGAGCTTGCAGAAGATTTGTTTAAAAAAATAAAAGAAACACCCTTGTCAATCGGTAATAGAGAACTAGAAGATAGAGCTAACCAACTATATAGTGATTTAATGAGAATAGAAGCAAGAGATGGACAGGCCGGAGATGAATATTATTTTACTCTTGCAATGTATAATGATGCTGAAGCAGATTTTCACGAGTCTGCTCCAGAACCTAGACCAGAGGCAATAGAGCTGCACCAAAAATTAGAAAAAGTTTTAAAATTAATTGGTTTAAGCGCACCTAGTTTTACTGATATTTATGGTCAGGATTTCGACTCTCAATCACAAACAGAAACTGATGATGACTACTCTTTACTAGATGACATTGATTTTGAAGCACTTGACTATGAAGACTTGGACTTTAGTGATGTTGATCCTAAATATGAATTTGATGATTCTGACTATGAGCTTTATTAATTTAACAAACGGTCATAAATGAATCCTTATAATCAAACAAATATTTCAAAAAACATCTTTACAAGAGTCTTTGATCCTAAAGATAATGAAATGTTTATTTGGCATAGAGATAAAAAAGATAGAATAGTAAAAATTATATCCTGTAATAATTGGCAATTGCAAATTGATAATGAGTTGCCTATAATCTTAAAAGAAGGTTTTAATTATTTAATTCAAAAAGAAGTCTGGCATAGAATTATTGCTGGAAATAATAAATTAATAATTCAAATAACCGAACTTGAAGAAGGTGAGTTAAAATGAAATATAAGTCTGGAGATTGTTTATACTTTATTGATAGTAACAATAAAATAATTTTTGCAGAAGTGTATAAGGTTTTTGAATCAATTAATGCATATTGTATTGTTGACCTAAAAGATTATAAATTTAGAACAGTTCATCACGATAATTGCTTTGAAGAAGAAAAACATGCAAAAGCTGTTTTAAAACAAAGAAAAAAATTAAAGGTAAAACAATGAATATTACAGGTAATACTCCTCTAATAGCGATAGATTCAGATGAAAGAATCTGGGCCAAGCTTGAAACACACAATAGAACAGGCTCTGTTAAAGATAGAATGATTGAATATATTTGTGATAAAGCTCTTGCTGGTGGAAAAATTATACCTGGTGTTACAACTCTTGTAGAGGCAACGTCAGGAAATACAGGAATTGCCCTTTCAAGCTATGCAGCCTCAATTGGCTGTAAATGTGTTATCATAATGCCTTGCAACATGTCCGAACAAAGAAAAGATATGATGAGAGCTTTTGGTGCAAAAATAGTTCAAGTAGAACCAAACAACTTTCAAGGCGCAATAGCCCTTAGGGATTCAATGGTTGGGTCTGGTTATTTTTCTCCTATGCAGTTTAGTAACCCACTAAATGTTGAATGCCATTACTCTATCACAGCACCAGAGATTCTGGCTAATATAAACAATAACTTTGTTGGAAAATGGTGTGCATTTGTACATGGTTCGGGAACAGGTGGGACAATGATGGGTGTTAAAAACTTTATTGACGATAATAATCTTCATGTTAAGTGTATTCTTACACAGCCTGAAGAGGACAATGCAACTCATGGAATTCAAGGAATTAATGATGGCGCTGATTTTTTATTAGATAGAGACCTTATGGATGAAACTTTTTCTATAAAAACCCAGGATGCTATAGATAGAATGAAAAGATTCTGGCAAGAGTCAGGAATACTTATAGGTATTAGCAGCGGTGCAAATATCCTTGCAGCTGAACGATATGTAAAAAAATACAATCCTAAAGGAATTGTTGTAACCATTCTTTGTGATAGAGGTGAAAGATATTTATGAGAAAAGTAATAAGAAAAATAATTAAAGAATCATTGTACAATCGTATGGAAAAGGATTATATTTTACGAAGCGGAAAAGTTCTTCCTAATTTTAGAGGTGTTATGACTTCTCTGACGACTAATCCTTCTCATATAAATCAAACAATATCAGTTATGGAGATGATTGATTCTTATTCTTTGTACAGTAATGCGGGTATAAAAAGTAAAGTTAAAAAAATCGCTGACCATCCAAAAGTAACAGACTATTCTGTGAATTTATACTTTAGCGATATGCAAGTAGCTATTGCTATCTATCGTTTTATTCAAATTGCCGCAGAAGCTTCTCCGTGGAGTTCGGATAACTTTTTTGCTTTCTTTCCTGAAGAAGATAATGATAAATTTGAAATTTTACTTTTTCCTGTAAGTGAAGGCCCAAATAAAAGATACTACAATGTTAAATATTACATTCGAATTCCTGAAAACAAAGAGCAATGATATGAGAAAGCTAATAAGACAACTGATAAAAGAATCACTAATTAAAGAGTCAGACGCTTCGATTGATCTAGATAAGATTGGTAACGATCTTGTTTTAGCTCTTAAGCAAGCTGGCTTTAAAAAAGCTAAAAAGGGAAGAGGTCATGTTGATAACTACGGACCTACACAAAACAAAGATGTTTTTCTTGGGCCATTTAAAAATGATATTTACAAGCATTTTAAACTTGGACAAGAGTTGGGAAAGTATTTTCTTAATGTGTATAAAAAGCCTGACGATAAACTTGTTTTTGATGCATATGTTGCTACTGTTAATAATGCCAGATTTACAAAAAGTTTGGCGGGCTTTGTTTTTCCTGAAGGAGCTTTGACAATTTTTGAAATGCATAAAAAATATGTCGAGCTCGTAAAAAGCAAAAATAAGAATGCAAAGCATTATAAGGTTGTTAGTCGCAGTACAATTAGGGAATATTTGTTAAAGATGTTTAATCAAGGAAATCATAGGCTTTCTAATCTTGAAAGCTATTGGGTTGAAAGGGCTAGCTCTTCTACAAAATACGGAATAGGTACACACTTAAATGGCGGTGCACTTGATCTGATTGGTTATGACGAGAATACATCAAAAGAAGACTTAGCGTCAATTAAAAAAATTGTTAAAACCATAGCAGCAAAAAATGGAACAAGTTTAAAACAATTTGTTGTAGAAGCTGATCATATTCATCTTGGTTTTAAAGTTTAATATTATAGGGATTACGAATGAGAAAAGTAATAAGAAAAGTAATTAAAGAATTTCTTGAGAAACAACAGCCAGGTTACGGAGGTGAAGGAGAAAACCAGTACTTTCGTAGACTTTTTGAATGGTGTAAAAATATAGGCTTTGAAGCTGTACCTGTAGTGAAACGTGTCAAAGGAAAGCACGTTGGAAATATTCCTTTTGAATATGATCTTTATAAAGATTATGACGGAAGAGGCTTATTAGACCACAGATTAAAAATGAGAATTTCAACAAGTGTGCAATCACCTTATCTTGATTTTGATTACGCTTTTGTAGATTTTGAAGAAGGCGAAATAGGTGACTCTAAACAGGCTATACGCTTTGTAAGCATTGATGACTCGCCAGGAATAGAACTATTATCAGAGTCTGATCTTAAAAACATAAAAGACATGATAAGAAGACTGGATAGTTTTTTTAAAAAGACAGATGCAGACAGTCTTTACGAAATGTGGAGTAGCGCAAATCCAGGATCAGGTGACTTTAATATTTTGGTTCACGCGTGGACTCAAAAATAAAGGAGAGCATATGAAAAACTTATTATTTTTATTATTTTCATGTACAACGGATGTTGGAATCATTGCTGTTGACAAACAACAAAACGATTCTGCAATAACTGATACGTATCAAGAAACAGAAATAGAAACAGGTAATGAACAAGAAACAGATTTACAAACTGAAGAACCCAGTGGAACCGTTGGGCTTATTGAATGGGAGCTAGAACAAATTGCGTGTTTGCCTTGTATGGGTGTTACACAGGAAATAACTGTAGAATTTAAAGCAGACTTTCATGGAAAACTAAATGAGTCACACCCAACATGGATACCTGAACAAGGTCAATGCGTACAAAACTTAAACTATTTAACACTATCTAGAGATAGTATTGACGCAGGAAACTCATTAAATATTCAAGGAAACTTCTCAGGCTTTCAAGCTTATAAATCTACAGGAAATATTTATAGTACTTTTATTACTGAGTCTCAATACGAAAGGGATACAAACTATAAAGTAACTACACAGGAAGGGGATGCGCTAAGCTTTAATTCAATTAGGGGTTTTGATTATATCGAACCAGTTGAACTAAGATATATTGATCCATCGTACGCATTTGCTGCACCGATTTATAGAACAGGTTCTACTTTTTGGTGGGGACCAAGTGGAACAAACGAAACATTTAATATTACGCTGGCCGTATATTCCCAAGACGGATCTCAAATACTTGGTTACGTATCGTGCTCAGGTGGTGATAGTGGTATGATGACAATACCAGGTCAATATCTTTCTAGTTTTCCCGTCTGGAGTCTTGTTGCTGTTCATATGACAAGATTTTCAAATCAAAAGGTTTTATTTGAAAAATTAAACGGTTATGTGGATGTACATTTGTACTGGTCAGTTGTTGGTACAGGTCACATAGAATAGGAGCGATAATGAATTATATAGGAAAAGATTGCTGGCAAGCATCAGGCTTTAAAACAGTTTATTTTGGAACTGTTATTGAACAAAAAATGGAAGATAGTTGGCTATTATTAAAAGTAAAATGGAGTCATAACTCTAGTGAAACATGGGAAAAGGTAACAAACCTTGGATTTATTGACCCAAAAAGATAATAATATTATTTAACATTATATGTGTAAAAGATATTATTTTATGATATAATAGATACATAGGAAATAATAAAGATTTTATTATTTTAAATATGCTTTGGTGGTGGAATTGGTAGACACACAAGACTTAAAATCTTGCGACCTTTTGGTTGTGCGGGTTCGAGTCCCGCCCGAAGCATTTTGATCTTTAAAATTGCTATAACTTGCACCGGTAGCTCAGCTGGATAGAGCATCCGCCTTCTAAGCGGACGGTCATAGGTTCGAATCCTATCCGGTGTACTTTTTACATCCATAGCTCAGATGGTAGAGCAGTTGACTTTTAATCAATTGGTCGCAGGTTCGAGTCCTGCTGGATGTATTTTTAATGCGGGATGGAGCAGTCAGGTTAGCTTGCTGGGCTCATAACCCAGAGGTCGTCGGTTCGAATCCGGCTCCCGCGTCCATTTAAAAGGGCACTTGGCGCAGCGGTTAGCGCAGGGGACTCATAATCCTTTGGTCGTAGGTTCAAATCCTACAGTGCCCACTTTAATATAAAATTATGTCATTTGACAGAGGAGAGATAATGAAACTTAATTTATATATGTTAGCATTTTTAGCTTTTGGGTGTTCTGACAAAGAAAATGCTACTACAAATAGTAACACAAAAAGCGAAAGTGAAGAAACAACAACAGAAACAAATAGTGAAACTGTTGAAACAGAGCAAACAGAACAAACAGAAACAAACAAAGGAGAAAATAATGATTAGTTTATTGATGACGATGTTCCTGGCATGCGGGGAAAAAGATGAAGATACTGCAACTGAAGAAGTTGTCGAAGAAACGACAGAGGAAACTGGCACTGAAGAGACTGAAGAATCAACAGAAACTGAAGAGGAAACTGAAGAAACCGAAGAAGAAACTGAAGAAACCGAAGAAGAAACTGAAGAAGAAACTGAAGAGGGTTAAAAATGAAAATGTTATTTTTATTGACAGCTTTGGCATGTAATAATTCTAAAAAAGAAGAACAAGAAAGCGTTGAAACAATGAAAAGTAGAACATCTGGTTCTATTGAAATTAAAGCTTTCGTTCCTGAAAAAACAGTCGAATTAGAAAATAAAGATATATTTCCAAAACCTGACTTAGATATTGACGGCAACCCTGTTACAAATACTCTAGATAAAGTAGTTGTTACTACCTTGGATGGAAAATTTTTAACTGTTATTGAAAAAAAGACAGACCCAGTAACAGGTATTGAAACAATTACAGTATCAGTTTCTGATGAATAAAATTATTTTGACCACCAGGTGTTTACCATTTCTAAATTCAGTAATTCTGTGATGTCGTCAGGTAAATAACCTATTAAGTCAAAATCAAACCACTCGCCTTTACAATTGATTTCATTTTTTGGAAATCTTTTGTGAAGGCTTTTCTCTTGTTTGCCTTCATTTTCAAGGATAAGAATTAGTCTAAGTTTAAATGGGGAACCAGTTTGTAATTGTTTAAGTCTTTTTAACGGATGCTTAGATCTTCCAATTTTAAAGCAGCCATTATTTGATGATTGTATGATATATAAGTGCATGTACTATTATAATAAAATGCATAAAATGTTATAATAAAATTATAAATCTTTTGTTGAGAATGATATTTATAATTGACTCGAGGTTGATATGAATTTTTTATTGCACCCTATTTTTCTTTCATCTGTTTTTTTTATTTTAGGTCATACTATGGGTTGGTTTGCCGGAAATGCTCAGTTTGTTTGGGACTACTGGAAAGAAAAGGCAATATTGGCAACACTACTTTTTGGAACGCCTGCAGGTTTGTTTTTTTGGTATGGTACAAAATTTGCTTACGAGCACATTGAAAGTCTTTGGTCTGTTAGATTTTTAGCTGCAGCTTTATCATACTTTATTTTTCCTATTTTGACTTGGTATTTTATGGAAGAATCAATGTTTACACTAAAGACTATGCTTAGTATATTTCTTGCCTGGTCTATTCTTGCAGTTCAATACTATCTTTAAAAAATTATAAATATTATATAAAGCCCATTTTCCCGGCATACTTAAATATATGCAAGGAGGATATTATGGGTTTTTTTGCTGTCTTATTTTTACTAAGCTGTAGTGACTATTTAATTAAAAACTATGAAAAAATAGGTCCTGAACTTGTTGTTTATCCCGAGGTCATAGATTTTGGACATAAAATATCAGGACAAGAAACAGGTCAAATAACTTTTGCAATTATAAATGCAGGTGACGAAGATTTAATTATAAGTAATCCGGAACTAGCTATTGAAAACGAGAGATACAATCTTGATGATGAGTTAGAAGAAAATTATACCATCTTACCCGGAGAAACACAAGAGTTTAACATTTACTATTCTCCAATAACTTACGAAAACAATGAAAACATAATTAGATTTGTAACTAATGATGAAGATGAAACTCAGTATGAATTACCTGTCACTGGTTTTGGTGATGCACCAGTTTTAACAGTAGAACCTGCGGAGTTTGATTACGGTCAAATAAGTATTGGTTGTGACAATGAAGAAAGAATAACAATTAGAAACGAAGGAAATCTATCTTTAATAATTAACAATGTTACACAAATGGTAACACAACCACAAGATATCATAATGGAAATGGGAAGCTTACCGCCTTTACCTTGGGATCTTTTACCTGGTCAAGAAGTTGACTTTCTTATTTCTTATGCGCCTATAGATATTAGCTACGATGAAAGCATAGTAAGAATAGAAAGCAATGATCCTATTTTACCAATGATTGAAGTTATTCAATATGGTGAAGGTGACGTTGAACACTGGTATAATCAGACACATATTCAAGAAGAAGTATCATTATTAGACGTATTATTTGTTATAGATAATTCAGGATCAATGAACATATTCCAGCAAGAACTTAGTAGTCAAATGAGTACTTTTATGAATGTGTTTAATAGTCTAGGAGCAGACTATCACTTAGCTGTTATTACAACTGATGAAGCACGATTTACACAATACAACGGCTATTCTTGGATTGATACAACACATCCAGACCCAGTACAATGGATTCAAAGCGTCATATCATCGATCGGTATTCATGGTAGTGGCTTTGAAAAAGGAATAGAGATGGCAAGGTATGCTCTTGAAGGAGATGCTGCGCCAGGAAATGGCTATAGTCGAGAAAATGCAACAATGGTAATAATATATGTTTCCGATGAACCAGACCATTCTCAAGGAAGTTATGCTTCTTATTATAGTTTTTTTGATAATTTTAAACTATCAAATAGCTTAATGAGACATTTTGCTGTCATTGGAGATAGTCCAGCTGGTTGCAGTTTTTATTATTTAAATAGAAATAGACATATTGAATTTGGCGCAGGATACTATGAAATGACTCAAAGATATAATGGTGACTGGTATTCAATTTGCTCAACAGATTGGGGTCAACAAATGCAAAATCTTGCAAATACTGTTACAACACAGCGCGTTTTTAACATCGAGGAAAGCGATCCAGTTGAAAATACAATAACTGTAACTGTAAACGGTCAGGTTTCAAATAGCTGGTCATATGACCCCGTTATAAATTCAATAGTCTTTAATGAAAACGCTGTTCCCGAACCAGGCCAAACAATTGAAATAGAATATGCTATTTGGGGATGTTAAATATCCTTTAGGTCTTCGTACCACTCTTCCATAAATGATTCACCAGTAATTTCTTCAAGTTTGCGAATCATTTTCTCCATATTAACTCGTACAACTTTACCAGTCCTAGTGTTCCTAGAAAAGTAATGCCACTCACCTTCAGGATTGTGAGGTGATATTTGAGTCACGTTCTGTTGAGAATCACTAACAAATATCTCTGCGTGGCCGTTCACAAGCTTTGAGTATATTTGTGCATGGTTGACAGTCAACGAAGGATCAGTTGTACCCTGGCAATTTAAGTGAAGATAATTAGAAATTGCAGCATCGCCGGTAACATCCAGCTTGAAGTTCGGAGAAGTATTTCCTATTCCTATGTTACCATCAACTGTTAGGTTCGTGCTGTTTACTAGCTGCAAAGAATCATGTCTGAGTCGGGCTGTAATACCACTCGAACCATTTTTCATATTAGCAAACTCTATAATACCTTGTTCAGAACCATCAGTAACAGAACCTATCTTTCCTGTTATTTTTGCGTATGTTACATTTTGGTCTGCGTTGTTTTCACCTTGAAACTTAAGTTGTCCGAGATAGTCGGCGTTTGCCGGAGAAGAACTGTTTCTTTTTAGTTTAATGACGGGTGAAGCAGAGTTTGAGTCTTCCGTAGTTTCTAAAAATAAAAGATCGTCAGTTGTGCTATTTGACACATGAATCTGTGTGTTGGGCGAACTAGTTCCAACACCAATTCTTCCATTAATGACAATGTTGTTCAAAGTTTGTATACTTCCCGTAACTACAAGTGAATGGTCGCCAGTTCCTGCACTACCGCTAATAATAACACCTTCGTTAAACTTTACGGTTGCTCTACCCATGTTTTGTATTTTTGGCATATTAATCCCGTTTTTTAATTTCTTTACTAATAATTATATCGAATAAAACATTTTTACGGTGAGATAATGAAAGCAAAAAAAGGAGAGTGGTTTTCTTTAAAATGGGAACCTCTTTGTTATCATGATAGAATATCATTTTTTGAATTAAAAAGGTGCCCAAAATTCTTTTGTGCAAACGAAGACACAAATAGTATTGAATCAATACTCGAATCCAGGTATCCTAATTTAAGACTTGTTTCTGTCAGTTTGACAACTATTTTTATTAAATGCAAAGACGGTTTAAGAGTTCCAACACATTATAGAGTTGGTGAATTTATGCCAGGAGATAATACAAAATACGATCTCTGGATTAAAACATTTTATGATCTTGATAATGAAATTAGTCAACAAATAAAAGCAAAAAATATCATACAGCAAAAAACAATATACTTAGAGCACACAGCTAAAATAATTAGGCATGATATGCATAGCGGTATAAATACATACATGCCTCGAGGATTAAACTCGCTTTTAGAAAAGCTTCCTGAATCTGTTATCGAAGAATACAATCTTAAAAAAAGTATAACACTTTTACAAGAAGGACTAAGACACACACAACGAGTATATCAGGGAGTCTATGCATTTACTAACCTTGTAAAGAAAAAATCTCAAATAGAAAAAGAGGATTGTGATTTACAATCTGTTATTTTAAACAGCTTAAAAAGATCTTCATATTCTTCAAGTGTTACTGTTGAAAGACTTTGTAATGCAAATGTTAATGAATCTTTGTTTGGAACTGCAGTTAATAATTTTATTAAAAACGGGCTAGCTTATAATGATAGTAATGAAAAACGTGTAAAAATATATTTAAAAAGCCCAAATGAAATTGCAATTGAAGACAACGGAAGAGGTATGACACAGTTTGAATATGATTTACAATGCATGCCTTTTATTAAAAGTGACATTGAAGAAGAGATAACTGGAATGGGAATAAATATTGCAAACTCAATACTAGAAGAACACGGATTTTCAGTATATGTAGATGAAATAGAAAGTGGTACAGTAATCGTAATAAACATTAAAGAAGGTGTCTCATGATAGTTAAGTTTTTAAAAAGCCATTTTAAAAGAACGTTTCAATTTCATAGAATGGAAAAAAGATCAAAAATATGCTTGTCACTATCTTTGTTCATTATGTTTTTTTTAATAGTTACTCAAAGTCTTGTTATTTTTGAAATATTCGAGCCGAATTATATTATCGATGTTATTGAATACATCTTTGTTCTTTCTTTTTTGCCTGTATTTTTATCTTTTATTAAAGACTTTCTTGACAAAATAAACTCCAAAGAAGACTTGCTTCTTGAAGAAGTAATTAAAAAAAATACATATCTTGAACATGCTGCAAAAATAATTAGGCATGATATGCATAGCGGTATAAACACATATATTCCAAGAGGCATAAAATCTCTAGAAAGAAGACTAAACAAAGAAACAATAAAAGAGTTTAAACTTGAAGCTCCCTTAAGGCTCCTTAATGAGGGTTTGTCTCATACACAGCAGGTTTATAAAGGTGTTTTTGAATTTACAAACTTAGTAAGACAAGACACAGAGTTACAAATAGAATCGATAAAGATTAAAGATGCTTTGTATAAATATTTAAAAAGAACCTCGTACAAAGATCAAGTTTTAATTGAAGATCTTCCTAGCCTAAATGTTAATGAATCTCTTTTTTGTACAGCTATTGATAATCTTATAAGGAATGGATTAAAGTACAATGATAGTAAAACAAAATGGGTAAAAATAAAAATGATTGATAAAAAGCATCTTGCCATTATTGATAACGGAAGAGGAATGTCAAACGAGCAGTTTAAAAAAATGATGAAACCTTATGTTCGAGCAAGATGTCAAAAAGAAAGTGGCAGTGGATTAGGGCTAAATATTTGTGTTGCAATTTTAAATGAACATGAATTTAAAGTAAATGTAGAAAAACTGGAAAAAGGAACAATGATCGCAATAGATATAGAAAGGGGACTCTAACACCTTTTTCTAGTTTTTTGTTTTTGTTTTGGAGAAAAAATGATTGATTCTATTTTGCTTGTCGATGATGAGAATTTATTTCACTTAGTATTTGAAGATGCTTGTTCGTTGTTGGATATAACATTAAATCTACAATCTATGACATCAGCTGACAGAGCTGCAGATCTTTTTAAAGTTTGGCAGAAAAAACCAAAAGGAAAGCCTGACTGTGTATTTGTAGATTTAAATATTGTTGGCTCCTCATTTAACGGAATTGAACTAACACGTAAAATTAATTATGAATACGGCAATGGTGTGGTCATAGGAATTATAAGTTCATCAGCTGACAATGAAGAAATGGGAAAAGCGATTAATGCAGGCGCACAATTTTGGATTGTAAAATCAGATGATATTGAACCGCGTCTTGAAGAGTTTAAAAAAGATTATGACGGATATTCAAATAGAACAAACGAGTTTAAGGTTTATAAATGAAAATATCTCAACAAAAATTAAAACAAATTATTAGACAAATTATTAAAGAGGCACCTTTTGCTGAAGACCTGGGTTCAATTGAAAGTGAAACTGATGATGATATATCTTTTTTAGGAGGCGTCTCGTCGGGTATAGCTCCTTATATGATTCAGGATGCAGATGAAGAAACTAAAAAAAAGATAGCAAGGCAAAAAAAGGCAGCAAGACACTATGCCACTGGAAAATCTTTTAAAGAAGAGGCAAAAAAAAGGTATAAGTATCTTGATGCAAATGTTTTTGTATTGTCACAAATAGGCTCTTTTTCTTTTAAACCTGGAACTGTATCAAATACAAAAAGAAGAGAATTTCTTCCTAGCGGTGTTCAAAAAAGAGTTACGTTTAATAAGCTAGGCGAAAAAGCTTTTAATTTTTTAAAGCAAGTAAAACCTGATATTGATTTATCAAAAGTAAAAAATACAGATACAATAATTTATTATCAAACTGACGCTATTGGTAGCAAACAGCAGACATATAAAATGACACCCTGGATGATAATTCATGCAATTATTGATAGTCTTTCGTTTAGAAGAAAACTATCAGAGCTAACAAATATTGACTTTTACAAAGGGTTAAGCGGACCTCTTCATCCAACAAAATACGTATACGATATCATGACTACAGGCAGTTCAAATGTAAAAAAGAATTTTGGATCCAAGGCTCAGTTAGGTACTCGCTATCCTACTGACGATGCTATCGCAGAAATGATTTGTCAAGAACTTTTAACCCAAAAAGGTGTTCATTTTAACAGAGAAGGTCTTAGCCTTGAAGAGAACGGAGACCTTGACAAAATTGAATTTCACATTAAGGAAATAGCTAATTGGTTTCAAGAGTATATGCAAGGAAAACTTATTGTTGTTGATGGTCATATTTCACAGGTGCGTACATGAAAATAACAAAACAAAAATTAAGATATTTAATTAAAGAATCTTTAGGCAGACTTGTTTTAGAAACTTTGAAAAAACCTAAAACCTTGCATGTTTTTGACTTTGATGAAACTTTGGCAGAAACAGACTCAAGAGTTATTATTACACGCCGAGGTGAAAAAGGAGAATATCTAACTTCCTCGGAATATCGAGAATATAAAAAACTCAAATCACAAAATTTAGTAAAACCAGGAAGGGAAAATCATAGAACCTTTAAGCGGGTAAAAGAAGGAACGATGATACAACCTGTTTATAATAGATATATTTCATTACAAAACTTAGGCGAATCTATTGTTATAATAACAGCGCGGCCTGTTGAGGCTGAGCCAACTATCACTTCTTTTTTGGAGTCAAATCAAATTATTAATCCTGAGATATATTGCACCAGAGGCTCAAAAAATAAACCAGCAGTTCTTACAAGACTTTTGTCACAAAATGAATTTGAAAAAGTATCAGTTTATGAAGACGATATAAATAATATTTTAATGCTTAAAAATACTGCTCTTGAAATGGGAGTCGATTTTGAAGGTTTTCTTGTAGTCAAAGAAGAAGATGGTACGTTTAGTGTAATAAGTGTTTAACATGAAACTAGTTTTGTGTGAAAAAGATATAGATCAATTAATAAAATTGTCTGAAGAGAAAAATATATTCTTGGAAGGAAATATAATAAAAGTAATTGAATCTGACGATGAAAATTTTAAAAATTATCTTAAAAAGGCAAAAGAAAAAGATTCCTCTACGAGAAAGAAAAGGCTAGAGATAACAAGACAAGTACAGGATCAAAATAGAAAACTCGAAGAAAAAGCTGTAGAAAACGAAAAGCTTATGACTGATCTTAAAAAAGCTTTAGACGAGGCTGAGGGTGCTAAAGAAGCAGCTATAAATGATCTAGATTTAATTCAAAAAAAGAGCCAATTTGAACTAATGGGGCAAATTATAAAAGTTGCTCTGTGGGTAATTATGGGCGTCGGAATACTTACAACACTTTTATATATTGTTGCACTTTATACAAAGGGATCAGGCCCTGACACTACTCTCATAGGAAACACTTGGTCAAATTTGTTAGGTATATTATTGACAAATTCATTTAGTATTGTTGGCACTATTATGGGAGTCAAATATGCGAGCAATGATAAAAAAGAAGAGTAGTTCTATTCTTTCATTGTGTAATCTGTGTTAAAAAATAATATAATAGTATTACAAATATTATTATAAAAACACAGGAGGACTTATGTCATCAAACAAATCAGGTTATGAAATTAGATCTGAGGTCTTAAAAGTTGCTGCAGGTATCTGTCAGTCAAAGTATAAAAACCAACCAGATCTTTTAACAGAAGATCGTATTATTGAAACAGCAAAAGCATTATATACGTTTGTTCTAGACAAAGGAGTCTCAAATGGTTCTAAGTAAATTAACATTTATTTCTCTTTTAACTGAAGGCATCAATACAGTTGTTCCTTTATTCGAAGATGAAGTCTATACATGTTACGAAGTAGTTCAGGATTATTTAAAAGAAAACTTTACTACTTTGAATTGCGACCTTAATGAAAAAGATGAATCAGGTTTTCCATCAATTACAATCTCAAACAAAGATTCAGGGGAAAATGCATTTTCTCTTTCTTTTGAAAATGAAAAAATATTTGTTCTTAAGGACGGCGACCTTTTAGACTTTGAAATAGCCGGATCAATGTATGGAATATTAACAATATTATGCACCTTTCTAATAGCAAGACTTAATAGTTTTTCATTTAAGTCAAAAGAAATTGATCCATTTAATACTGAGGTTAGCATAGATGATCCACTTTCATATGATGACTTTAAAGGCAAAACTAAAGGCGATAACCCACCGACTCCTGAAATAGAAGAAGAGTCTGAGTCTGATTTTGATGATGACTGGATATAATTTGTTTCTAACATTGAGTAATTGTATTTTATTTTTTGTATAATAAAAATATGGATGCAAAAGGAGAAATATAAAAATGTATGATTCGCTAATTAGAGAAATTAATTTTTGGCTTAGTCGAAGAGAATTACCATACCATGTAATACCGTTTGGTTTTCGTTCTGAAGAAATTGTTTTTTGTCATAAAACTAGTCGGTCAAAAAAACCTAAGCCACTTAAAGATAATTTTTACATAGTAAGAAAAAGCGTTGAAACAAAGTGGGGTACAAAAGTTATTGTTGTAGATATTAACAAGAATGAAGTTTGGGCAGATGCTGCAAATATTACATCTTTGCCTCCAGAAATTTCCAAGCTAGTTCCCAAAGAGCTAACTAGAACCCTGGAGGCAAACCTTTATGATAAGATTCTTGATGATTGTACTCCCGCAATAGGTGAGGTTCTTAAAAAGAATCATGCGGGTCTTGAAATTTATTTTACTTCTGGTCAAAAGGTTTTTGTTTCTAGAAAAATTATTTATCCAGATAGTATTTACTATAATGCTTCTCCTGGAGAAACAATATCACTAAATATACCAGTTTGGTTTGCAGAAAAAAACAAAATCATTGAAAACAGGAAATAATCATGAAAGACATTGAAATTATAACATTTGAAAAAATATCTAAAAAATCTTTTAGAGCAACGGGCAGAATTGGTGAAAAAACTTTTGAAGCAAAAACCATTGTCCATAAAGGAAATCCTATTTTTAAAATTTACGAAGACGGTGTTGTTAAAAAAACAACAGACCCGTCTTCAAAGTTTTCCTTAGGAGAAAGAATGTCAATTGCTTCTTTTCTTAAAAAATATGCCAAGGGAAAAATTGACAAGGAAGGTCGTCCAGTTGACAATCAAAGAAATCCAGGTATTGGAATAACAATCCAACTACAAAATAAAATTGACGATCTTTTACTTGAAAACAAAAGATTAAAACAGCTACTTGAAGAAAATGAAATACAGTTTTGCTTTGATTACGAGGAGGCAGATGAATAGTGAAATATATTGAAAAATATTATCAAAAATTTATGAATGAAAATCAAAAAATACAATACAGTGATCTTAAAAAAAAGAGAGTTGAAGTACTTAAAAGTGATCCTGGAGACTGGGAGGGAGGAGATATTTGTTCGTATAGTGAAGCAAAAAACTCAAATCCTGAACTTTTTAAATGGTATGTATTAAAGTCAAAAATAAATCATAGGGTTTGGACTGTTGAAGAAGAGATTAGAGATTTAGAATTACAATTAATTGAAGATATGGAAGAAAAAATATGTCAGCCAGGAAATCTAATAATATACAGAAATCCTGGCTCACCTTATAACAAAACTTTGTCATTTCTTATAATGGAACAATCAGGAAGAGACAACTATCTTTTGTTTAATAATATCAATAGTAGAATCTACAAAGTTCACTGGAAGTCAATTGTTAAAAATTATAAATTGTCAAAAATATCGGAGTAAAACATGAAATATATTGCTAAAAAAATACAAAAATATTTAAACGAATCTCAGAAGGAAGAATATAAAAAGATCTTAAAATTAAGAAATACTTACATTAAAAACAATCCTTTAAAGTCTGTTAAATTGTACAGTAACTGGTCCAAGAAATCGTGGTGGGACATTCCATCGCCAAGAAACTGTTACTATATTGTAGATCCAAAAGAAAAAGAGCAATACAAAATACACAGGATTAGAATCAGAAAGCTTGATGAAAAGATTAAAAAACTTGAAATGCTTGCTTTTGAAAGAAAGGAGCGGGAAATTTGTAAGGCAGGTTCACTGTTGGTGCATAGTAGTAAATGGAGCAGAACTGCAGGTAAAAAATATCTTGTTCAAGAAAAAGAAAGTAGAGATTATTATACTTTAGTCGATATTTCAAATATGCGAATTTTTTCTACTAAGTGGATTGAAATTGTTAGATACTATGAATTAGACGAAGTTTCAAAATAATTATTAATAGGCTATTATGCCTGTTATAAAAAATTTAAAACCAAACGTAGTTATACAAAGGAGATAAAGATGGGAAAACTTAAGAGACTATCAACAGAAATAGTTGCATCACTTTGGCTAGAGCCTATGAGCTTTAATCAGATTGAAAGAGAACTTGAAGAAAAAAGAGAAGTAGTTGAAAATATGATTGATCTATTAATTGAAGATAATATAATAATTCAAGAAGGAACACTTTATCGGTTAACTAGTAATGGTAAAGAATTTTTTACCTATTAGAATTTTTCACTTTCTTTTTACAATGGCAGCATTTTATGCTGCCATTTTAGTTTTTAATGAAAATCACAGTTAATATAGATATAATTTAACATAATTGCAAGGAGGCTTTAAATGCTACTGATAACAGCCAATAATGAATATGCATTAGGTGCAGCAAAGCTTATTATTTTTCAATCAAAAATATATTTTGAGTACCACTCAGAAGGCTACAAAGTTTATGAAAATGATTGCAAGAAAATAAAAAAAGAACTAGAAAACATTTCTGGTTTGTCTTTAAGGAGATTATAATGAAAGTTTTATTTCTTGACCATGATGGTGTTATATGTCTTGCAAAACAATGGGGAAAAAGAAACTCAAAATCTTCAAAAAAAAGAGGGGAAAAGTTTGATCCTTTTTGTAAAAAAGCAATCAAAGTTTTAAATGAAATTATTAAAAAAACTGATTGCGAAATAGTTGTCTCATCAGACTGGCGAACATATTGCCAGCTATCTGAGATGCAAGATCTTTACCTCGAAAGAGGTGTAATAAAAAAACCCGTAGGATATACAATCGTCTTCTCAAATAAAGATCCTGATATACTTGACGAGACAAGTGAGTATAAGGATTATTACAAAATAAATGCCAGAGTTAGAGAAAAAGAAATTCAGCATTGGCTTGATACACATCCTAATGTTTCAAAATGGGTTGCTGTTGACGATTTACCAATGAATAAGCTTGATAGCTTTGTTCATACGATTAGACCTGATGAAGGAATAAAACAGTACGGAATAAAAGAAAAAATAATTAAAAAACTTAACGGAGATTTTAATGAGTGATCGAAAAAAAGATCCTTTTCTAAACGATGTTGCTAAAAGCATTATTAAAGAAAAGATAAGTGGATACGCAGATAATATTAAAAAAGAAATAAAGCCTACAGTTAATGATCTCGTAGCTCTAACACAGGAACTGGCGCCTGACGGCTACAAAGAGATTATTGAATCTTTTGTTGAAAAGACTTCTTCAAACAATATGGTTAATCACCCGAACCATTATGGCGGAAGCGAAAATCCTTATGAGGCAATAAAAGTAATCGAAGCTTGGAATCTAGATTTTTTGTTAGGTAATTCAATAAAATATATCTCTCGTGCAGGCAAAAAGAATCCTGAAAAAGAAAAAGAAGATTTGCTTAAAGCAATCTGGTATCTAAATAGAAGAATTGAAAATATAGAAAAAGGAGAATAAATGGAAATAATAAAAGACGAAGTTTTGGATATGTTTGAAAATCTATCTAAAGCAAAAGGAACTAATGCAAAAAAAGAATTACTTAAAGTGTATCTTTTTTCTAATTTGTACTTTCAAACTTTAATTAATTATTCATTCAATCCATACCGATCTTTTCATGTTGTCAAAGTACCTAAGACAAAAAAAGAAGATAGAGATCCAATTGATCCAAAAGACGCATGGAAAGAATTTATTTTAAATGCTGATCGTTGCTCAAAAAGAGAAGTAACAGGAAATGCTGCAATTGAATTAATGCAAGAAACATTTAAGCAAAGTTCTGAGCTTCAGGAAAAATGGATGAGAAAGATTCTAAAGAAAAATTTAGCAATTGGTGTTTCTACAAAAACAATTAATAAAGTTCAGCCAAACCTTATTCCGACATTTGAAGTTTCTTTGGCACAAAAGTTTGAAAGAAAAAGAATGAGTGATTGGGTTTATATAGAACCTAAACTAGATGGAATAAGATGTCTGGCAATCGTAGAAAATGGTGAGGCAAAGCTTTTTACACGTCAGGGCAAGCTTGTTACAAATTTTGATGACACGGTTGGAAAAGAATTGTTATCACTAGATGATGGCTGTTACGACGGTGAAATTATGAGTACAGACTTTACCGAACTCATGCGCCAAGTTTATCGAAAAGAAGATAAAAACATAAGTGATGTGTACTTTGCAATATTTGATTATCTAACTCTTGAAGAATGGAAAGAAAAGAAAGGCAAAAATACTTTAAAAGATAGAAAAAATATCTTAAACAAAAAAATAAGTAAGTCACATGCAAAAGAAAATCTAAAATATATCAAACAGGTCAGATATGAACCTGAATTGCTTCCATCTAATAAAGCCTTAAAGGAGTCACACGACCGATGGGTTGCACAAGGTTATGAAGGTATAATGATTAAAGATACTGATGCTGTATATCATTTTAAAAGAGACTGGTCTGTAATGAAATATAAAGTCTTTTTTGATGCAGATTGCGAAATCATAGCCTTGCAGGAGGGCACAGGAAAGCATTCTGGAAAACTAGGCTCTTTCCTGGTAGATTATAAAGGCACACAAGTCAACGTAGGTTCTGGCCTAACAGATACAATTAGAGAGCAAATATGGGAAGACCCTAATAGTCACATTGGCAGGATAATTGAAGTAAGGTATCAAGAGGAAACTCCTGACGGGTCTTTAAGGTTTCCTACATTTGTATGTTTTAGAAATGATAAATAGGTAAATTATGAAAATAGATGAAATAGAAAAATTAAAAAAAATATATACAAAAGCTAGATCAAAAAACAAAACACTTTATGCCTGTGTAATGCCTCATAATAATGTAGGGCTGATTAGAGACGAATTAACATTTGTTAAAAATGTATTTGATAACTCTTTTAGAATCTACAGGCCTTTAGATAATACAATAATAGAAATTAAGTCTAAAGATTTAAATAGCTTTAAATTTATTTACTAGGAGAAGAACAATGAGAATTGAAAAAGAAATTAAACTAGATTACAAGGATGTATTAATTAGACCAAAAAGAAGTGTTCTTCGCTCTAGAAAAGAGGTTAAGCTAGAAAGGCAATATACTTTCAGAAATAGTGGTAATTGCTGGCGAGGAATACCAGTCATGGCAGCAAACATGGACGGTGTAGGTACATTTAACATGGCACGTGAATTATCCAGAATGGGTTTATTTACATGCATAACCAAACAAAACAATCCAAAGGATTGGTATAATCAGTGTTCTCCTGAAATTAGTAGATCAAATATTGCTGTAAGTATTGGAACAAATCCTGAAGAATATGAAAAAGCAAAAGAAATAATTGCAACTAATAATCTAGGATGGATCTGCATTGACATCGCCAACGGTTATTCTGAGCACTTTGTTGAATTTGTAAGCAAAGTTAGAAAAGAACATCCTTACGTAAATATTATTGCAGGAAACGTTGTAACTGCAGATATGACCCAGGAGTTAATCTTGGCTGGCGCTGACGTTGTAAAAGTAGGTATAGGTCCTGGTTCCGTATGTACTACAAGAATACAAACAGGAATAGGTTACCCTCAATTGTCTGCAGTTATAGAATGCGCCGATGCAGCTCACGGTTTAGGGGGTCATGTCATAGCAGACGGCGGTTGTAAATGTCCAGGTGATGTGGCAAAAGCTTTTGCTGCAGGAGCTGACTTTGTTATGTTGGGCGGCATGCTAGCTGGTCATGATGAAGGCGGAGGTGAAATTATTACAAAGTGCTTTAAAACATCTGAGCGTGAAGTATATGATGATGGAGAAATTGGCAACCCAATTTTTGAAAAAAAGAAATTTATTCAATTTTACGGAATGTCATCAGATACTGCAATGAATAAACACTCAGGAGGTGTTGCTAATTATAGATCCTCAGAAGGTAGAACTGTTGAAATACCTTACAAAGGCTCTGTTGACAGTACAGTTAAAGATTTATTGGGTGGATTGAGATCAACATGTACATATGTGGGTGCACCTACTCTTAAACAGCTAAGCAAGTGTGCAACTTTTATACGATGTACACAACAATTTAATCCTGTTTTTGCAGGAAAATAAACAAAAGGAAATACTATGGAGTTTTTAGCCAGTAAAAAAATGAGTGCTATTTGCTTTTTAATAAACGTAATATTCTCAATATGGATGATATCTAATGGTGCATATCTTTTATCAATGATGCCAATAGCTATGGGAATTATTTGTTTATTAAATGTATTACAATAATTGAAAATTTAAAACAATATTAGTATAATAAAATAAAAGGAGAAAAAATGCCAAAAGAATTATTAAATGAGCAAGCTTATAAAGAGCTAACGGAGAATACAAAATGTGTAATACAATTTACAGCAGACTGGTGCGGCCCTTGTAAGACGCTTAAGCCAGTTCTAGAAAATACGTCAGAAGAGTTTGGTATTGACTATAGAACTGTAAATATTGACTCCAATAGAGAATTTGCAATGTCAAAAGGAATTAGAAGCGTTCCGTTTGTAGAGATATATTCTGGAGGCGAGCTTAAAGAGACTTTTGTTGGATCAAAAAACAAACAACAATTAAATGAAATTTTCTCAATTTACTTTGGGTAAGGAGGACTTATGGACAGATACAAAGAAGGTTATGAGCTAGGCAAGAGAAATGCAAGATACTTTGAATCTTTATCTGAAATTGTTTCTCACTATAGCGATTGCGATAAAACATTTATCAAAGGTTTTGCAGATGCATTTAATGAATATTGGGAATCTAAACTAATGGAGACATTTTAATGAAAATACCTAAAAAAAGAGGGCGTCCACGCTTAAGTCCTGAAGAAAAAGCGAGAAGAAAAGCAGAAAGAGAAGCAGCAAAAGCTGCTGCTAGAAAACTAGGCCCAAAGAAAAGAGTAACAAGTAAAAAATTTCAAACACAACAAGAAGAAGAAGACACTTTTAACAAAAGAAAAACGTACCTTTTAACTCCTGCTGGAAAATGTCCTGTTGAGCTGTATGGTTGTGATAAAGAGGCAATTGCTATTTGGCTTTCGCAAGCAAAAAATTGTAAAAGAAAAGATTACGAGCACACTGTCCAATCTTTAACCTATTGGCTTAGATACTATTTTGATTACTTCTCTGAAGAGCATAAAATAGCAAGCGACAATGTTAAAGAGCTTGCTTCTACATTTGAAATCCTGGATTATGAACCAAGACTTAAAAAAATGTATGAATCAAATAGAGCAAAAAGAAATATTGAAACAGTTAAAAAATACATTAAAACAGGTAGTCCAGAATGAAACATCACACAACTTGGCTAAAACGTGGGTTTAAAGATTTTTTTCTTGTTATTTTGCTAGGCATGCTTCTTGTTTTGTTTTGCTTTACAATAATTAGTGCACTGGTCTTTATTGGAATGCCTCCAGAATACGCTTCTACAATCATATCCTTGTGTTTGTTATTTGCTGGTTCAATGATGTTTTCTTACTTTGAGTTTAAAAAAGATTGTCTTGAAAAAGAAAGAAGTAAAATACTAAGTGAAACAAAAAAAACAAAGAGTAAAAGAATAAAAAATATTATAAAATAAAAACAATAAAGGAGTATATTAAAATGAAAACAACAGTTGCACATCTTATTGCTGAGCGCCTAGAAACATTGGGCGAAAAAATAGAAATACCGGAAGAAGTCAAAGGAGATTTAATCAAAGAGCACAACTGGATGTTTTTTGATCGTGAAGGCCCAATGCTTATGTCAAATCAAACAAAGCTTTTTCATAAAGTTTGCGATGAAATTGACAAAGGCATAGAGGATGGAACAATTATTTTTAACGGTGAAGACGGAACAATTACATACAAGTAGGAGAAAATAATGGTAACAATTTGCAAAAACTTATTAAATAAAAAAACAACCCCACTAGACCATATGGCAAGAGCCCATGATGCCTTAGTTCTTGCTGAGGATGCATTACGTCGAGGTGATCTTCCAGCTGGAGATTATATTATTTCATATCATGGCAAATCAAAATCAATTGATAATTGGGGAATGACTTATCCCGAGTCTCTTAACAAACCTTACGGTAAAAACTCAATATACATTTCTCGTATTGATGGAGAAAAAGTTTTTAAATCAGCAAAAGGAAACAAATCAAATCATGTATCAATATTTACAGAGTTTCCAACTCTAAAAGATCGATACAGTTACAGCAACACACTTTGAGTATTTGATTTAAATATTTGATATAATAATAACACATAAATAATAACACACAACATTGGAGGCGCTATGCCAGATATCGAAATTAGAAGTTTTTATGACCTTGAAGATCTAAGCTCAAGCGAGATTAAATCTTTAGGTCTTCAACCATTATTAAGTCTCTTAGAAGAAGCAGAATCCGAACAAAAAGAGCTCAGTTTAAAATACCTAAACGGTGACAGAGACGAGTACCCACCTAGCTGGTATGATAACTACGTTCATCCTATTAACTGTATTGTAAACGATATCAAGGATGTAATCGATGAAATTAGAAATGATGAAGAATCAGCTTCTGAGGAGTACTAAAATGACAAAACTTCATATCTTTGAGGCCAACATGACAAGATACAAGCTTATTGTTGGTCAATACGAAGGGGTAAATAGCGAAATGTGCTTTTTTACATGGCTTGCTAACGGAACAGGTGGAAAAACTTTTACATGGGAAAAAGGTTCAAGCCTATACGGATCTTATGTTACTGAAAAATCATCGATAGGTATTGGTGACTTGTCGGGAATACTTTCATATATTCAAATTTACTATCCCGAATTTATCGAAAATTTATATCAATTTAATAAAAACTACTACTACAATCAAAGAGGCTAACAATGTCATACGTAACATCTGTAACTTTATACAAATTTTCTGAATTATCTGAACCAGTTCAAAATAATCTTATTGGAGACTTTGAAGCTCCAGACTATTGGGATGAACCTATTGTAGAAGGAATATTTGAAGAAGCTAGTAATTTAGGTATTGAAAACTTTGAATTTCTATATTCAGGCTTTGGATCCCAAGGGGATGGTTGCTCATTTACTGGAACACTTAATGTCGCATCTTCTGAAAAGATATACAAAGAAAAAGTTAATCGTGATGGATTTTCAAATGATGATGAATTTGAAGTAGTTTTTAATAGAAAATCTTACCCACACTATGTTCATGAAGAAATGGTATATTCTCAAATAATGCCCCTTGATGAAGATTCATATGATTACGAACTTACCGACACAATAGAAAGTGTTTATAACGAATGGAAAAATGATTTGTGTCATGAATGGTATCAAAGGCTAGGTACACATTACGATGAACTTATTGAATCTGAAAATATTAAAAATCATTATGAAGAAATGGGTGCAGTTTTTCTCGAGGATGGAAGGATCTTAAACATATCTTACAATGAGTAACAGTTTTTATTAAATGATATAATAAATTGTAATCAAAAAAAGGAGTTATTATGAATAAAATGTTTACCAGTTATGGTGACTGGGCATTGTTTTTTTCGCTTGCAATTAAAGCACGTGAAGAAAAATGTATTTCTGAAGTCAAACAATGGCTTATACTGTATTCACAAAAAAATAATCTTGCTATACCTGATGATCGAGAAATTGAATATATTATCGACGACGTTCATAGCTGGCTTTCAAAATTTGATGAAAACTGGGCTGATAATCTTATACACCGCTAACGAGGAAATAAAATGACAAAAGAAACTTTTACACAAATATTAAGAAATCTTAACAACATATCTGAAGACTGTTCGGAAATTACAGACGAGATGGCTTATGATATTGCTGAATCGACAATTCAATCAAATCCAGGGCTCGCAGAGTTTATTCAAGAATACACAGGTGCTACTGATGTTGTTGGCTGGTTAATGCAAGAGGTTCAATGATGACTATGTCTAGAGAAGGAGCAATTCAAATATTCATTGACCACGAGCTACCAGACATTCAAAGTAGATACGAGCAAGATGGTGTTCCAGACTATATTGCAAGACGGACTCATTGGCATGACTGGCTTGACTGGATGTGTAGTAACGGTGAAATTGACTATAATAAAGCAAAAGACTGGGATATTCCAGACTGTTGTGAAAGATAAGTACGGAGGAACGTATGAAAGAACTACCTTTTAAAAACTATTCAAACTATCCTAACTTTTTTGGTTATCCACTTTTCTATGTTGTTGATGGTGAATGCGTGTGCGGAGATTGCTGCAACGAATCTTGGGAGGCGGGTGAAGAATACTTTATGCCAATTGATCACCCAGCAACAAGCAACACAGTTTATAATGAAGAAATATCAGAGAATGTTAATTACGATGATGATCATTTATATTGTGCAAACTGCTCTAAGAAAATAGAGGGTGCATATCTTAAAACAGAAACAGAGGAGCAATTATGAAAAACTATACTGTATATTGTAAAGACGAAGACGGTTACATAGAAGAAATAGACTTAAAGGCTAAAGATTATTACGACGCAAAAAACAAAGCAAGGAAAGTTATTAAACTGGAATATTGCAATTCCCTTGTTATTGTTGAAGTCGTAAATCACGAACATTGTTGGTTATAAGGAGAAGAAATGTATAAACTATTAGAAACAATCGAAAAAGCTGTTGAAAGTTATGTTAAGGAAAGCAACGTCGTTGAAATCGGTGCACGCGGTTTAGAAGAACTTGGCCTAGATTTTCGTTGTGGCAGAATCTTAATTTCAGTCGATGAAGGCTTTGTTGCAGCTTGCAGTCCTAGAAGTATCGAGTACTACGGTGGCTGGGAATATATCGACTCTGAGTATAAACTCGACGCTGGTGACTACCGCTTCTATGACAGAGACGCTGACCGTGTGGATGCTGTCATCCGGCACTATCGAGAACTAGTCCAAGATGGATACCGATATGAAGACGGTAAGGGCTTTGTAAATTCAAGCGGCCTAACTGTTAGTGAAGCTTTTGAAGCTGCAAAAAATCAAAATACGGAGAAATGATGGTATTTGAAAATGAGAAAGAATGTATTATGTGGCTCAGCAAGGTAGATCTTAAAGAAGAAAATGCAAAGATTATTGCCGTCATGGAGTTAACTGAGATTTACCAAGATGTCCATCAGGCTATTGAAACCTTGACAGGATATTCAAGTATAAGTAAAAATGAATGGCTGCAAATATATGACGAATATTGTATGACATACTAGGAGAAAAAATGAACATAAAAGACATAGAAGATTTTAAAAAAATTAAGTTTGAAATTGATGAGCTTAAACAAAAACTAAACACAATCACTAACGCAAAGTTTAGACTTAAGGAGTCAAATATAAACATAAAGTCTGATTTCTATAAAAGCATTATAGAAAAAGAAAACACTGATAAAGAAAAACTAGAAAAACTTATGAATAAACTAACCTTTATTAATATCCCACCCAGTGAAAAAGATTAATTTATGTGTTAAAATAAAAGTATTAAAATAATATTTTTGACAGGAGTTTAGAATGAAAAAAAAGTTTAAGCTAGAATGGATTAATGTTCCAGGTGTTGAATTTGGCTATAAAGAAATCTGGAATCAAGAGGACATTAGATACGATTTTGGATCTGACAAATCAATTATGAAATTTACAAAAAAGTCAAAAAAAGGAAATGCATATATCATCTTTGACCATTCTGGTCAAGGTTTTCTTATTATTACAAGAGTTTCAAACAATACAAACATAACAACATAAAAGGAGAATGCTCATGGGCGGCAAAGCTTTAAATGGAAAAACAATTACAAATAACAATGCTTACGACTTGTTTAAAAAAATAGTCGACAGTAACAACCTAAAAGACAAGTCGAAAAAAATATTACTTTGCGGATCTGCAAGAAGAGGAAAAAATACTTGCGGTGATTTAGATATCGTCTTTATTGATGATAAAAACAATAGTTTAAAACATTGGCTCTCTGAAGTGTTTGGTTTCAAAAAGAATGGAAAACCACAAACAGTTGGTTTAATAGACGGCGTTCAAATAGAATTTTATGAATCTACAGAAGAATGCTGGGGTTCACAAGTTCTTATGTGGACAGGATCTGCTTCAAACAATATTCGACTAAGAAGAATATGTAAAAAAAGAGGATGGACAATGAGTCAGTATGGCATTAAAGATTCAACAAAAAGAAATCTAACATCGGGAATGTCTGAGCAAGAAATTTATACATTCTTAGGAATTGAATACTTAGAACCTGAGGAGAGATAATGGAAAACATTGTTACAAGCATATTTTTTCTTGGAGTATGGTTTATATCTATTCTTTTTCCAATCTTTATTACAAGCAATGAAAAATACATCCAACAGAAAAAAGAATCAAGCATTTCTAAAAAAAGAGTAGATACTCATTTTTTAAAGCAATAAGGAGAAATAAGTGTTTTTTGAAAATATTAAAAATCTTGATCCAATTTACTCTACCAAACACGGGAAAGGAACAATAGTATCTGTCCAGTGGAGAAGAGACAATCAGTTGTTAATGTGCTATTTTAAGTCTTTAAAATGTCATATATTTTTAACATCTGACGAAATTAATAGTGATACTAGCTATTCGTTAACACCTTTTAAAATCAAAGAAGAAGACCTAAAAGAAAATGTAGTAAAAAACAAAAATCAATTTTCTGAGGAAGATTTGTAAAAAAGATGTATATATATTATAAGGTAGTTTATGAAAGAAAGTTGGCAACAATTGTGTGTAGGGGATGTGATAACGATTAAAAGAGGTAACAAGTTTGCTTGCGTCTTCGTGTCAGATATTCCAGGATATCCAATTACAAAAAGTGACTTAGTAGAAGTAGTCGACTTTTTCTCAAATAATATTAGAACATATTCAATAGACTATGATGAATATGTAAATCTTGATGCTAACTACAATCTATCTATAAACTATAAATACAAAGAAGGATCGCTTGTAAAAATAAATGTAGGGAAAAAAGAGAAGTTAATGGGAACAATTATTTCTACTTACCCTCCTGAATTCAAAGCATATCCTGATCATCACAGAACATTGATTCATACGTTCTTTACTCCTCAATACAGCGTTATGCTTGTAGACGGTAGCGAAACTATTATCAAAGAAACAAAGCTTAGTCTGGTATCAAAACCAAGCTAACTAAGTGTAATTTAAAAATCAAATGTGATACAATAGTATTACAATAAACACAATATTACAAAGGAGAGTTATATGTCTAGATGCTATTTTAGTGCAGGTGATCGTGTTCAAACTATCGGCGGAAAAATGGCTGGTACTGTTTTATATCTTTGGTTCATGGATGCTGAAGATGATCGACACGAAATACCTTATGTTCGTGTCAAATGGGATGATGGTCATGAGTCGTCTCAAAAGGTTAGACACTTGGAATGGGAGGCAAAATGAAAAAGAAACCTATTCACTTTTCTTATTGCAAAATGGAAAAGGAAGCTTGTTTAGAAATTCTTGTTTCAAAAAGAGACATGTATATTAATGCACTTACATACAGTAGTCCTGATGTTGCTTTGTCCAAAAGCTTTATTGCAGCAATCAATAGTGAGATAAATATGATTCAGTTTATAATTGAAAACATTGATAGGCCAAAGACAATTGAAGACCATCCTTACTTTTATAGCTGGATAAACGAAACAATAGAATTTCATAAAGCCTCAACGACAAAAGAGCTTGATGCCTTTTTAAGCTTAAGAGATTTAATTTACAATAATAGTCAGGAGAAAACAACTAAAATAAAAGACACACATTGAGTAATAGATTTTAAATTTTGTTATAATTTAATTACATAAAAAAGCAAAAAAAGGAGAGAATCATGAATAAAAAATCACTCAAACAAATCCTGGTTCCTGGAATTGTTGATTACAATCGTCTTTCATCGAAGCATATGAAAGAACTTATGAGAGAAAAGATAGCGTTCATACTGTTTGGTGCAATTCTGAAAACATAGTCGTTATAAAAACAAGCAATATATCATCGATTTTCGAAGAGTGTGGTTCTGTCAACATGCTAGGAGAAAAACGCACCATTATTGTAACGATGGAAAATAAATTTAGATATAAATTTACATACGAGACCGGTACTGCAATTAAGCTTCTTTGGAAAAGATCAATGAAATCTGCGGCACCCTTTGAATATAAAATGGACCAACAAAATCTTAATAGCTTTGGAGGTAAATAATGCCTAGATTTAGAGAATGCAAACATTGCGGTGCTGAAGTTGACACATATTGCCAAACAAAAATAGAAGTAGGTGGATACATCAACGAATGTGTAGATTGTGTTTTAGAGCTAGGAACAGAAACAGCTGTAAGGTACAGAGGGGTTATTGACGGATCAGGCAAGATGGCAGCATTAAGTATTGTTGCCTTTGATTCGAAAGAAGATGCAGATGCATATGTTGCTTCTTTTAACTCCTGTGGATTTGGAAAAAGAAAGACAAATAATTGCAACCAGATACGCCATCGTCACGTTGGCTTTAACGGTGGAAATGAAAACCACAAAGGAAAGCTATAATGTCAAAAAGTTTAATTGGTCAAATAGTACAACATGATGGAAAGCTTTTTCAAATTTTAGCTGAAAACTCTACGATGCTTAGAGCATGCTCTTATAACAAAACTTGTGGTATTGAAACTACAATATTTGTTTCAAAATCAACAGGAAAAGTTATTGCAAAAAAGGAGAAAAGAAAGTGAAAATGATAAAACTTGAAAACGGAAATATAGTTTGGGTTGTAACAATGGATACTGATACCACCTCTGATCAGTTTATTGGTGTCTATAGGACTTTAAATCTTGCAATTGCAGATGTTAAATTTTGGTTTGCAAATCTTAATGAGGTAAGTCTAAAGCACGATTTTAAAGAAGATCAAAAGCACTGGGAGATGACTAGCACTTCTCAATGTACCCAGACGTGGACATGTAAAAATTCTAAACAAATAAGAACAATAAGCTTCTCTGAATACGGATTGTAAATGTCTGATAAAGATCTTATAGATTTAGGAAAAGGAAAAATAAAAAGTGATATGATAAGCTCATATGCAAGTGATTTGTTTAAAGATTTTAAATCTGGGTCTTTGATAGTTACAAAAAACAAGTCAATGTGTGTAACAATATTGCAAGTCGTTAATTGTTATTCAACTGAAGCTGGTGCGTTTGCATCAATTCAGATTATTGACACAGAAGGCTCTGTTTCGATATATCTTGTTATATTTGACGAAGCGGGTGATAGATTTATTCTAAACAATTTAAAACAACACTCAGAGATTATTGAGATTATAAAAAATAATTCAAAACAAAATTAGAGCAATTGTTTTAATTTTATGATATAATAGTTTTACAAGGAAAATTTTATTTTGGAGGTTTTATGAAAGCATGTGAAAAGCTTAATATTGACATTAGAAGTATTTATCCTATTATCATTGGTCGAACAGGGGATCCTGAGACTGATTTTAATGCAAGGTGCGGATATCATATTTCAACTTTGCGCAATATGGCATGGGGTTTCTTAAGAGATGCAGGTCTCTATGACGAGATGCTTGAAGATGACAAATACTTTACACGTCGTTTTGGCAAGGGCGAAGATGACAATAGGATTAGAGGGGACCTTGATGCTTCATATCTTGATATTCACTACCCGAATGGTATTATGAGACTTTACTATAAACATAATCGACACGTCTTGTTTTTTAAAAAGCCGGGTTATGGTAAGAATATTGAAAAACCGCAAGATCCAGGCCCGTGCACTTCAAAAGGTTGTGAAAGTGGAAGGTTTTATTCTCACGGAACATTGTACCCGTGCAGTCATTGTATGGAAATTGAAAGATATAACTTGAAACTTGCAGACTGGAAGCATTTAAAAGGAGAAAAAACATGCTAACTATTGGAGCAACAACAGTTTTAATATGCTTATTTGTTTATGTTTGGATGAAAACTTTTGGAGAGTGAAATGTATATAATAGTTAAAGATGTAGTTGTTGGAAAGGGTTCAATACCAGCTTTAAGAATTACTTCAAAAAGAGTTATTGTCTTAAACAGAGCTTCGTACGCAGAAGCATTTCGATCAAAAAATCGTGCAATGATGGCTTTAAAGCAAATAGTAGAAGACACGAATGAGAAACATGAAGTTATTAACGATGAAAAGTACGGAGGAAATGCTTACTCATTATTTGGAGGAGCTGAGATTTTTTATGTATATGAGCTTTATGTTGATAATAGCTTGTAGATTCCAACACACTTAGAGTAATAGATTATTATTTGTAATATAATAAAAACATCAATAAAAATACACACACAGGATTTTGATATGAGAACAATCAAATTTATACTTACATTCATTGTAGCTTTTCTTGCAATAAGTTTCCTCCAGACACTTATTCCGGATGTTACTAATCTTTTATGTATTGCTTATCTTGCTTATTCAATTGCCGACTAGGAGACAATTATGAAAATTAAAATACCATTTACAAACAAACAAGTAATCTTAGATCCTATTTATGAAGGTCTATTTATCCTTGTTGGGTTTTACGCTCTTTTTGCTATATCAGTTTTGGCAATGGCGGCATTTGGCCCAACTAAGGTTTGTGCCTTTATTGGAGTCTTAATTTTAATTCACATGCTAAAAACATCACAAGTCGAAGAATCTGGGGTTAAAAATGTCAAAGAATAAAAAGAAGAATAAAATACCAAAGCCTAGAAATTGGCTTGCAATTCATGCTTTTCAAAGATCCGGATCGGGAAGTCATGGTGATAAAAAGAAGCAAAGAAATAAAAAAGCTTGCCGTCAAAAAATTAAACTTTCTGACAAGCACTAGGAGCTTTTAATATGAAAGCGTTGTCGCATATAGAGTGCCCACTGTCAATAGGAGACTTGATTTATTTTGAAAAAGACAATAGTCTTGCTGAGAAGTTTCCTGCTATTGTATTAAGCACACATAGATTAAAGCAAGGGAAAGATAAGACTTATTTTATTGGCAGCATAACAGTTATAGTTGAAAACGAAATAACTGGCGCAAACATTTACTATAACATTATATCGAAAGATATTAGAATATCTTTGGTCGCAGGTTCGAATTTCTTCGGAAATGAGCGCATTGTTGATATTATTAAACTGTAAATTAACACTAACTTACAAAGAGTATTTGAATTAATTTTGTGATATAATAGTATCACAAGGAAAATATTTTATTGGAGGACTTATGAATTCACGTTTCGCTGAGATTAAAAAATCTGTTGAACTTTCTTATAAACCCACATACATTGCAAAGCTAAAAGAGCTTAATGATTTACCTGATTGCAGCAGAAAGAAAACTGGATCAATATCAGCTCGCATCTTATGGCTTGCAGGTGATTATGATAATGCAATTAGAATTTTAAACGAAGCTATTAACGAAATTAAACAAGGAGAAAACCAATGAGCATTTATCGAACAGATACACTTGGTGATCACTATATCGCCAAGCGAAAACATACAGCAAGAAAAAATCATAACTGCTGCGATTGTAATCATACTATTAAAAAAGGCAACGAATATACAAGAACTGTTGGAACTTATGATGGATATTTTGTTTCAAATGCCTGGCATACAAAATGTCATGAAAACCATTTACAATACCTAAACGACAAGAGTAGAAAGGAGGGCTAAACAATGCCAAAATTTAAAGTAATGGTCTGGGTTGACTATTCAGTAACAGAAACCTATTTCAAAACCGTTGAAGCTGAAAATGAAGCTGATGCTATGAGTCTCGCTGAACGGGCAATCGAAGAAGGGGACTATGATGAGGAGTGGGATTCTAATTGTTACGATATAACAACTGAAGCCAACGAAAACAGTGTTGAATTAATCGAAGACGAGGACTAATAAAATGACATTACAACAATTTCAAACAAAACTTGAAAACCTATGCTGGGACGATCTTATGACTGTTTATTCAAATCGTTTTGAATATAGTAAGGAAAAACAAAAAATTATTCAACAAGTACATTCAAAGCGTTGTGATGCTTTTAATCGATACATGTGCTTCTAAGGAGACTAATATGGAAAATGATCTTTCAAAATATTTTGTACCAGGCATGATAAACTACACGTCCCGCTATGTTGAGGCCTTTAAAGCATTAATATGCAGAGACAAAGGAGTAAGAAACTCAGACAATGAAGTGCTAATTAACCTAAACAGCATTTCCTCAATAGAAAAAAGGCAATTTAGGTGCGGCGTATATAGTAAGGGTCCTATCCATGATTTTTGGACAGTACATATTCAAAACAGCGCGCATTACTATGAGTTCGAATATCACACAGGGCTTGCCATAGTCCTTTTATGGAAGCGACACTTTCGGGAAGGCGGTTATCGAATGGAAAAAGAAAGACCCTTTTATGAAAAACAACTAAAGGGAGAACAAGATGTATAACCTACCCGAAGATTGGAACTGCTATTGGTATACATGTCCGGAACATGATGTAAAATATCATGCGTCTGAAGGCTGTCCAATATGTGAAATGAGCGAAGAAGAACAAGCACAGTGGATGGAAAATAGAAATAGTGATCTTGATGCAGAAGCTGAGCTAAGATATTATGACGAACAATGTCAAGACTGGGAACCCATGGATCATCCTGAATGGTAAAGAGAGAAGACAATGATCAATAAAGATAACATGAACAATGGAGGCTTGGAAGCCTGGGCGCTTCAAGATGATGCAGTTGAAACCAATGATTTATGCAATTATAGAGTTTATGAAATGTATTGTGATGATAATAACGGACAGGAAGAGCTTGAATATATAATTGAAAGACTTAGAGAAGCTTACACTTTAGGCGGAAGAGTTATTAAAATCGAACTAATAGAATTACAAAACATCGATAAACATTTAAATCCTGATAACTCGAGTCATGATTTTAAATATCCAAACGGATAACAAATCATTTAATGAGTATTTGTTTTAAATTTATGATATAATAGTATCACAAGGAAAATAACTTTTTATTGGAGACGATATGACCGAAGAAAAAACATGGACACAAGAAGACATCAATCAGATGCTAGAAACAAACGACGCTGCTGTCGAACGTGCTGTTCTTAGAATTCATGATAATATTGATTTTCTAAGACCTAGATTTGATTTAGGCGCAACAGCTTGGCAAACTGAAAACATTCTTAAAAACTTTGCTCAATTCCTCAGGGGTCAAGACGATAAAGGAAACCAAAGATGGCAGCCTAAGTCTTTGACACATCGTATTGCAAATAGACAGCTTAAAAAGCTTTGCTATCCTAACAAAAACGTAATTCAAACTGCTAGATCGATTGTTAAAAGATTTGCAGTCTATCTTACCAATGTAGCAAATAACCACTACGAAAAAGAAAAGATAGCTGTTGATGGAATTACAGATTGGCCTGATCATATTTTTCTTGGAGGTCCTCGTCAAAGAAGATATGGTGATCGATATGAATATGAAATGGTTTTAAAATCTAAAGGATATTCTTTACCGCCGTCTCAGTGGCCGACTTTTTACAACTTTGAAAACAAGACAATACAGGAAATATTGTCTTTGCAAATTGGATGGAGAGCCAGAAACAAACATGAATCAATCAACTCAATTGACCCGCAATATATCATTGACAGATACCACTTTGTTAAAACAACATATTCATACCTTGACTAGGAGAACATTATGACTTACACAAAAAGATTACGATATCTCCATCAGCTTGAATTGCAAAAGGATGCAGAACAAGAATCTGATTCAGTATTAGCATCCCAAGAAGAATTTGCTAATACATGCAAACGAACAATTGAAGTTTGTTTAGATCATGTCAAATGTGCAATAATAATGGTGTCAAAAAACATAGATGTAGATAGACAAATGAAAATACTAAAAGCGCAGCGGCGACCAATATCAGACAATATTTCGAGATTGGAAAAAATCGGAAGAGGCGATTTAATAAGCGATGAAGCTCGCTGTTTCATTAGAAACATTGTCAATCTTTGAGTAATCGAATAATATTTGTGATATAATAAATACACACGGTAATTTTACACCCATTTGGAGGAACAATGCTTGAATGGATTTTATTAGGAATGGCTTACGATGTTGTTAATACTCGTAACAAAGAAATAAAGAAAAAAGAGATTCAAAAACAAAAGGATCTCTTGCGACAAAGGCTTCGCAGACCAGTTACACGCGGTCACTCAAAAGGTTGCATCTGTCGCTTGTGCTGCAATCGACGTCAATCAATCCAAGATCAACTTAACGACTTAGGCTAATAGGAGAAATTATGAATAACATGTTTAACGACAATCCCGACATGGCAATCTCGCTAGTTTTATTTGCTTTGTGTGTATTTGGCTTTGCTGCCTGTTACGAAAGCCCGACACCAGAAGAAGAGGCACGGCAGGAATATAGAGCTTCCAATAACTGCGCTTCAAAAGCTTCGGGTTCTTCACCGCGTTGCTGGTCTGAGGCAGATTGGCGTGCGTATTGTTCACGTGTTCGTTGTAAATAAGGAGTAGATTATGAAAAATTACAAAACTTTGCCAAAAGATGTTGCTGATATTTTAAGCCATAATAAAATAAACGGTCTTCTTTTTGACTTTAGGGATATGGAGGGCTCGGGTGGTGGATACTATCCACTCTGGTCAATGCAAAACGACGGATCTGCTAATTTGCTAATAGAAGATATTGGTAGTCAAATTGCACATAACGTCCTTGATAATTGTAAGAATCAAGACGCACCTGAAAATTGCTGGAATTTTTACATCACGGAATCTGGAGATTATGTAATAGAAAACCTAAAAACATGTGCTCTCTTGAAAAAGAAACCTCAACAACCTGACGTTTACAGCAGAATCTACTTAAACTATCCTGGTCGAAACCTTGCAATAGAATACATTGATGGTTATACTAACGAAGATAAAAACGAATACGTCGATACTTGGCGTCTTATTGATTTAACAACTGGTGAGGTTTTTTGTGAAGATGTCCTACCTCACGAAGTTATTGGAGAAGCTGCAGCAATTCAGGCGCAGCTATTTAAAAACGAGTCGCATGATGAATACGTAAAACCTATCCCGCCAACTATACCTTTGCGGGCCCTGGACACTAACAAAACTGGAGAGAAACAATGACTGAAGAATACAATGAATATGCAGACCATACAGTTTCTGAACTTTGGGATCTTTATTTCGAAGAAGAAGAAAGGTTGAAAAAGTTAAACAACGAGCCTATTAACTACTACATACTTGGGGATAGTATGACATATCTCAGTGCTATGTCTCAAGTTTGGGCAATTGATGGCTGCAGAGAAAATATGGAAAAAATACGACAAGAAATTGACAGAAAAAACAAGGAGCGATCAAATGAGATTTAGTGATGGAATGACCTTTGACACTAGTGGACCTTTAAGATTAACACGAAGAAGCGATGGCTGGTATGTCGTTGGCGAAGGGTTTTTATGTCCAGTTAACTCAGTCGAAGAAGGTGAAAGGTTTATAGAAAGAATGGAAAAAAGAAACCAGCGGGAGAAAAAATGAATGAACAATTAGATAAAAAATACATTTGCATAACAGAGTGTATTAATACTGGTTACTTTCAAGTAAGCTCTGAGCTTATAACAACACTTGAAGAAGCCAAGGAATGGATCAATGAGAATCGTTCCGATGGAAATTATAGAGTTCATAACTTCGATAAAATCATTGAAATCAATGATTCGGGTGAAACACAGCAAATATACATTCGTCGTCCTGAATATGATGGCGATTGGTATCACTGGTGGTAATCAATCTTACAAAGAGTAATTGAATATCATTTTTGATATAATAAATACACATAGGAAATATACACACATTTGGAGGACTTATGATTACAATCGAAGAAATTAAATCAAAGCAAAGCAATATTGTCAAAGGCTTGGAGTTTTATATTCCAAACCATCAAAAGACAGCACTTATCAAAGTTATTGTAACTAATCGTGCTCTTGTAGATAAGACCAGTTGCTGGGGCGATTATCAAAAAGACATGGTTTTCTTTGAAGAAGTTGCACAGGCATCAAAACAAACGTTTGTAGATAAACAACGATCTGACGGTTCGAATTATACAGACATTGTTTGGGTTCCTTGTAAAGATAAGTTTTATACCAGCACTAGATATATGAGCATTGGCTCTTTCATCGAAT